GACTTCCATATGAACTGGATGATTATCTAATTCATCTGGTAATACTGACGGCATTAATTGAGGCTGACCCATTTCATCCATCATATCAGAGGGCATTGGCTGACCCTGAGATAACTGGATAAATTCAGCATACTGCTTAGTTCTATCTTCTTCTCCAGGGATATACAAGTCCCTAAGTCCAATACCCTTCTTCATCAACTGGGCATTATTCGGATTAAAGAGAACCGAATTAATCTCATCAGAATTCATCTGTAAGAGATTAGTAAGAACCTGATTAATCTGTTCCCAAGTTACAGGTAGCTGGTCAGAGAACTCGGGTTCAGCTCTAGAAACTTTACCAATTAAAGATGACTTTTTAATCTCTACGTTCTTGAAAGCCCCACCGGATTTCTCAGTGAATCTTTCATCACCTTCCATCATTGAAATGAATTCGGCAGTAGACTTAGTTACTAAGTCACACCAGAATTCAGCAATGATTTTCCAGGTAATGTTTAGACGCTGGAGAGCATTAGCATTAGACTTCTTATATTCGTAGGCAGTTCCACCACCGCCCTCTAATGCTCCACCATAAATAGAAGGGAAGGAACCTGTAACAAACTGTGCTCGCTGAGTAATGTCTTTATTATAGACTTCAATCTCAGAAGATAGAGTGGCAGTTTTTGTTTGGAAGAATCCTTCACCTAAAGGCTTGTTTGGGTCAGCACCCTTAGTTTGAGTAATAGAACCCGGCCGCGCCATTGACTTATTATACTGGTCAATGTCGAGAACTTCTGGCTTTACAAATGTCTCAGGAATTCCGTGTTCAACAGTTTGTAATCGTAGTTCATCAATCTCAGCTTGGATATCCTGAGCCGTAGCCAGATTAGTGCCGAGGGGTTCTCCATGAATAAACGAAGAAAGAGGATTAATAGAAATAGTCCAATGGTCATCCATCGCCTCTTTTGTAACGTATTTAATTTCATCGTTAATAAAGATGGCATAGCAGCCTTCTGGGTAGAGCGCCAGAAGCTCATTTATCTCTTTATCTTTAGAGTCACCTAAGATGTGGAATTGCCAGGGTCTAAGCCAGAGGCATTTGACTGAGGCGACATTCTCTGGAGCAGCACCAAAGTAATTAGTAGCATTCCTAGCCCAATCCATTGAATCTTGATTGGTATACGTCCCAATTTTATTATCCTTAAAAGCTGACCGAATATAAGCTACGTTCTGAGAGAAGTTAAGTAAGAGATAGCCACAGTTAATCTGTTCCTTCGCATAAATAGAAACCTTAACTGAGCGAGGGTCGAATACATCAATTAAAACTCGGCCCTTCGGATTAGAGTCAATTCCATCCTGAACTGTCATCTCAGTCATTACAGGCTGAGAATTAGGAGAAGTTACTTCTCCACAAACTTCACAAGGTAAAGGTTCGAGAATTGGTCCGTCTGTTCTTCCATATTCATAATCACAAACTGGACAAGTATTCTGAAATTCAGGAATTGCAATCTGAACATATTTGGGCTTATGAATCATCCCAAACTTTGGGTCAGTCTTGTAGTAATTATAAGCGAAGATAGTTCCGTGGTTGAAGAATACAGTTAAAGCTCGCATGAAAATCATCGGAGCTTTAACGTGCTTTTGAATTAATGCAGCAACTTGAGAATGAGAATCAGCCGCTTCGATATCTAAAGGATTCTCTGCATCATCTGGAAAGAATACGACTGAAGGAACCGTAACAGATAATGCTGCAATAATTGCTTCAGCATGAGCGCGATAGATTGCAATGATTCGAGGCGGGATATTCATCTCGTCATCAGTTTCGAGAGTATCCCAGTCAGGTATTCTCCAACCACCTAAACCACCACCCATTCCAGAATCCCAGAATAGAGCGATGATATTATTAAAGTAATATTCTAGACGTGCCCATTTCTGAATCATGGCCCAGTAAACGCCCTGGTCCTCTAACTCACACTTTCTTAGAATATCAACTAAACAGCTCTGTAAATCCTCACTGATTGGCAAATCAGGATTTTCCGGATTGGCAGACTGACCAACCGGGTCAACAGTAGGATTAGGAGTTACTGGAGCTGAGTCAAGTAGGTTTTCCATAGCTATTCAGCTACAACCTTCTCATCTTCACGTTTACGCATAAGAGACTGCTTTTCTAACTTAGTTCGAGTCTCTTTCCAAGTCGGCCGCTTAACTGATACAAATGGAGCAGGTGGAGCATCACTTACTACTTCACGAGGCTCTAATAACAAAGACTTAAGATAGCGATTCTCCGACTTGAGTTCTTCATTCCACTCTCTAACGACGAGACATTCTCGACACTGAAAAAGATTAACTACTCGCCTTCCGACGTTCGTAAAGCCTCTGCTTACTATCATTAAGGCATTCCGCACAGCGTAAAGTATATTTGCCAGATTTATAGCCATTTAAGTGTGTAATCTCTCTTTGATGAACATTACAATAGTTACCTTTATTCTTAGTAACCGGAACTGCTCGCCAAAACTTAATAATCTCTAAAATCTTTGCTTGCCTTCTTTTACCAAACAAAGAATAGAGAGTAAACATCCAACTAATGGCATCAACCCCACAGATATTTACAGTATAAATATCTTTTGCATTAGGTCTATGACTTCTATCTTCTTTAGAGTAGGGTCTTTTTAATATCTTTGCTACTCTATCTATAACATCCTCATCAGTCATTGAGATTGTTATAGTTGGAGAAGAATTATTCTTGATACTAAAATTTCCCTCGCCCTCGATTATACCAGCTAACCAATAAAACTCTTTAACGCCCATACATCCTACCGTGCCTAAACCCTCTCCTTCTAGTAGAGATAGGTTTACGATTTTTATGCTCTAAGAACTCTAATTTTCTATACAAGCTCGTAACATCCAAAGTCCCATTAATCGCATTCTGTACATTTTTCAATTGCTCCATCTCGGCCGCGCCCTTAACTAAATAATCTCTTACTCCGCCTAATAAGATTTTGATTCCATCGTAAGGGTCATCGCCATTAAACTCTTTTACATCTTCAGGGTTAGTATCATCATAGATACAATCAGGAATTGCATTAATTAACTTATCACAGCCCTTAAAGACTTGTAACTTCGGAATCTCTAGTTCAGGTTCTTGAGGCTTATAAGCTGTAATGTATTCTTCGTAAGCCTTCGAGCCTTTATTCCTGAATAGAGAATCAGCGACCTGTGAGTCAAAAGGTTCTAAATACTTTTGAATATCTGCTTTCGGCCTCCACCGGAGATATTCATGAAGTAATAGTTTACCTTGAACCCTAGCTCTATCTCCTAAACCAGCTCCACACTGAAATCCGTTGGCATTCATCGCGCTCTGTAACTGCGCCTGTATTGTTGCCATTTCTCCGCGCTGCTGATTCGCTGAATGACAAATCCTAACTGACCTAATATCCTGAATCTCTTGACCAGTTAGATTGATAAAGTCATTAATCCATTCAAGTGTTTTCTTATGCTTCTCTGCATACTCTCTATAGAGAAACACTCGACCTTTAGGAGATAATGCAGCCCATCCAATCCAAGTGTAAGCCTGAAATCCCCAATCAAGTCCAACAATCTTCGGCCACCAAGAGGGAATATCAAATGGCTCAATTACGTGTCTTGCATTTTCTGGCTCATCACTAAGTGGCTCTAATCTCCACTCACTAAAGACTTGACCCTGATAGGTATACCAATCGCCGAGGAGCTTTGCTCTCTTTTCAGCTTCTGGTAGTGACTCTAACTGTTGAATGTAAGTTGGATTAGCCTTGAGAATATGAGGATTATCAGTTATCCTCGCTTGAATGAATATTCTCTTTTGTCCAGTCTTACTATCAACTAATATCTTTCCACCGTTCTTATTAGGGTCAACAAATCGAGTTCTGAAATAGTTATGACCTACGTTACCTGGATTTGTTGCAGCCCTAACAACCGCAGGTAAATCGGCAGTTCTGCTACGGGCACGAGACATGGATAAGTATTCATATTGAAATCCAGTAAAAGAAGTGCTTTCGTCCCAAGCAATGTAATTGTACTGAGCCGTATCGTATTTTCTAACGTCTTGTTCTTTGTCGGCGTGGCCGAACTTAATAATAGCACCTGATGGAAACGTCCACTGGCGCTTTGATTCGTTATAGACTCCTCCGACACTAGGATACCACTCTTTACTACGAAG